TTTCTTAGCCGTCTTTTTAGTTCTAGTATAAATCCAACCAGGAACTCCTTTAAATCTACTAGCAACTAGTGACCAACTATCAATTACTGCTATTGGATTTATTCCATTGATATTAAATAATTGTGCGTTTGACGGAAACTTTATTGCAAAGAAACGATTGATCATAAAATGATGTCTTTTCTTATTGTGGTTTTTTATTTCAGCATATTGTTTTTTCTTTGTAAACATTATTTTTACAAAGTCAAATAGTTTAGTTTCGTCTAGCATATTAGAATAACTCTTTAGTTATTTTACTATTATCTGTTTGTTTTGTTTCAGGGGTTTTTAATCCGGCAAAAGGATCAAATCCACCGGGAGCTGATGTTCCCTTTTTCTGCAACCAATTAGTTCCTTCAAGTATAATTTCCATCTTAGTTAATTTATTAAACGTAGGCTCAATAGTAAAATCAGCTTCAATTGCTTTATAAATTTGTTTTTGAATAGGATCAGGGATTGTATTAAAATGTAATAACATTAAATCTAGATTTTGATTAAATCTTGGTTTAATTTCTTTATGGTCTGATTTACCTATAACTCTATATATAATATCAACTATAGAATCTACACTTTCTTTATTAAAGAATTGATCTATTGTAAAATCACCATGTTCTTTTTTATATTGATCTAATATTTTATACGCGTTCTTTTCAGTAATAGAATAATTCATAATTTTACCTGACTTAGCGGTCTTAGTCCATGTAACTACACTTTGGATATTATCGCTTTTATCTCCTTGTAATATTTTAGAGAATATAAAATCATCACAGTTAACTTCTTCTATTTGAACTTTGTTTTTATTTACCCAATCAGATAGATCTTGTTTCATTCTGTCATGTAATACATTAGTTGAAGACATATTAAATAGCATATCTTCATTAGACATATTATCTGTTTTTCTTTCATTAAGTACGTCTTCGAAACCTTCAAATGCAATTAATTTACGTTTTGAATTATAGTACCATAAAGAATATGCATCAGTTGCTTTATTGTAATTTACAAGCTGTATAAGATCTCTATCACCTGTCCATACGATACAGTTTTTACCTTGATTATTTAACTGAGTAGACCAACCGAACAATACGTCATCTGCTTCTGCGCCATTAATTTGATGTATGATTACACCTTGTTTTGCAAGAATACTTTGAAATTCAGAGTATACATGAAAAACACCTTCCCAATTAACTGAATCGTCATGAGTACGTGTTCCTTTATATTGAGCATCTGGGAATAAATCTTTACGCCAAGATTTTGCATCAACTGCAACAACAACTTGATCTACAAATGCTGACATTTTACGTATTTCAGAAGCAAAGTCAATACATAATTTACGCATTAAACCTGCTTGACTATCTTGCGTTCCTAATAATTGTTGACCTTTTTTACGAGGAAGGACGAATAATCTACTGTGTAAAAAGTAATTACCGTCTATTAATAATGAATGTTTTCCTAATTTCATATTATATGTTTTTATTTTATACTACTAATATAACACTTTTTTGCGACATAAAAAAATTATTGTCTAACTATTTCTTGTAATTTGTATACACAACTTAATAATGTTATAACTTGATCTATTACAAGGTTTCTTTGTGCTTGGTGTTCTGCAACAACAACTGCAATTTGCGGTATGAATCTTGTTGCACTTTGTTTTTCAGATTGAATATATTGAATAAATTCTTCTCCTAGTGTTTGAAGTACATCATCAACTCTATTTGAATATTCACCAACTAAATATTGATAATTCTTAACTGGGTCTGTTTCATTGAAGATTAATTCAAAAACATCTTTATAAACTGAATTAAACTTTTTTACATCTTCAACATTAATTGAAGTTGTTCCTTGAGTTTTAAATCCTTGCAGTTTATTAAGAGTAGATCTTAAGTCAGGAAAATTACGACGGACAAATTCAACCAATGCTGGTTTTTCTATTGTCATTTCTTCTTTTCCACAAATATCATATACTCTTCTGATATATTTTTTTGTTAATTCACTTTCTTCTTCTTTATCAAAATCAAAGTTAATAACTTCGAAACGTGAAAGAATTGGATCTGGTAATTTATTGATATAATTACATGTTGCAATGAAGCGTGAATTAGATGCAAACGTTTCCATTGTAGCACGAAGTGCTTTAAAGAATTGATCCGATACTCCATCAACCTCGTCTAGTATAACTACCTTAAATTTATCTCTATCATCTAGAATTGACATGGTTGAACAGAAGTCTGTAATTCTTGTACGTATAACATCAACTGAAGTATCTGTTGAGGCATTAATGTATAGGTAAGGAAGATCCCATTGCTGAACAATTGCCTTTGCTGTTGATGTTTTACCAGTTCCAGGAGAACCTGCGAAAAGCATGTTCTGTGTTAGACCATCTTTAAACTTATTCATTACTCTTTCTGGAAGAATTAAATCTGTTAAATCCTTTGGTCTATATTTTTCTGTAAATAATGCTTGAATCATCTAGTGTATATTTTAGTAATTATATCAAGAAATCACTAAATGTTTCAGTAATAAATACTATATGGCATATAATAAGAAATATCCTAATATAAAGAGAACTGGTGGACCTTACCCTAGGAATAGGTTCGGTGTTCGCTACGACTCTATCTCTAAACAACAGCGTAGATTATTATTAGAACATCCTATACTCAAGGACCGTGCTCAGAGTGATCAGTTCTTACATATTATTTTTGAAGTATGCAGACACAGGCATGTTGATCGATTTGATAAATTTTATTATGATCTATCTACTGATTCTTTTGTAAATATGAGTGAATTAAAAGAAAACTACGATACTATTGATTGGGTATGTGCTATAAGCGGTAGAGATATCAGGTCTAATATAAATGATTTTAGTCCAAGTAATTTTATACATGAAGAATATTTAGATATATTAAATCCTAATTTTGTAGATGCTAGAATTGTAAAGTCTTCAGTTCTCTTTCAAAAACACGTAAAAAAACTCCTACTGAATCAACAGAAGGAGTTCTTAAAACTTGCTCGTAAAAATAGTAAATCCTAGATTAACTTTGAAAATTTATCTCTAATAGATAATCCTTCCGAAACCATTTGATCTGATTCCAATTTAGTAATTATCGAATTGTACTTTGTGTATAATTTTGTATTATGTAATTGCCAACTCGATTTACCTGCAATTTCCTCTGCTAATAAATCATTACCAACTTTTAAAGCTCTATAAATTAAAGATTCTTTTTGACTCTTTTCTTTATTTTCTTCATTGATGTTTGTAAACATCTCAGATATTAATGTATCAATCTGTTCTTCTAAAGCTTTCATATCTAACATTACCGTATCGAATGATTCTCCTAATTCAGATTTTTTCTTTTTAAAATCTTCTACTTTAGACTTTAATGACTCAATACTCTTTTTAATACCTTCTTTAGCGCTATCTGGAATTTCCTTGCCATCGCTTTCTCCAGTTTCTAATTTTTCTTCTGCATTTTTAATTTTTTTAGTAAGAGATTCTATTTGATCATCAAATGCTTTTTTCTTATCAGTGCTATCTGTTTCACCTGATACTTTTTTATCTTTGCCAGCAGCTGCATCCGCGTCTTTATCAGCTTTTTTTGCTTTTAAAGTTACTTTAGTTAATTTTTGTTTAGCATCTGAAAGGTCTTTCTTTGCACCTTCTTCATCTTCACCTTCAAGGCCTGCTATTTTAAGATTAATTTCTGCTATTTTAAGTCTAGCAGTTGCATTCTTTACAGGATCTTCGTCCTTTCCTGCGCCAGTAATTAAAGGCTTTCTTGCTTGTTTTAAAGCGCTAATTTTATCTGCTTTACTTTTTTCCTTATTTTTGTCCGCATCAGGTACATCTTCTTTCTTACCTTTTTGCTCTTTATCTACTGCTTTCTGAAGTTCTGCCTCATCTTCTTTACCGGGCTTTGAATCGTTATATGCTCTTTCATCTTCAGCAACGGCTAATTTTAATTTATTTATTTGATCTTTAATTGCTTTTTTCTGAGATGGAGATGCTTCACCTAAAGTAATTTTTAATATTTCCATCTTACCTGCTTTTTTCTCGGCAGATAAAGCATTTTTAACTACGCTTCCTTTTTTTCCATATTTATCATCAACTTGAGTTTGTAAGCTTGTCATAGTTTCTTTAGCAACCTCTAATTTAGCTGACATGGCATCTTTCTTTTTTCCAGCTTCAGCTGAAGCGATTGAATTTTTAACACCTGCTATTTTAACACCCATTGCATTTACTTTAGCCTGTGCTTTTCTAGCCTTAGGTGCAGTAACTTTCCAATCGTAAAATTTCTTAGCTCCTACTCCTAATGCAGCAATTCCACCAAGTGCTGCAGCTCCTGCAACATCTAGTGAATCTTCATTTAATGATAGGTCTTCAGTTAATTCACCTGCTAATGTTTCAAGTGAAGTCATAATATGATCTATATCACTAATCATATCTGTTCTATTTCCTGTTTCGATATTTACGTCTGATGATACTGTTGGTTCAACAGATGCTATAGGTTCAGATACAGTTGGTGTTGGGTTTAATTCTTCATTAATAACCTCTAACCATTTTTCAAATTTATCCATTTCTTGTTATTTTGATTTATATACTATATATCAACAAAAAAAGGGAAGCATTGCTGCTTCCCTTTCTTAAAATATTTGGTTGGTTGAATTAACCAATCAATTTAGAATTATACTAAGTTGATTAAGTTAGTCCAAGCACCGTCAATTGAGAATTGTACGTATTGAGTTTCTGCATGGAATCCAGCTTCAACTAATGCGAATCTTGACTTAACCGCAATTTTAGGAGCCATAGTTCCTTCAGCGATAGCTTGTACTGATTCTGCCATTAAGTAAGGCATGAATACTAATCCAGGACCGTTTCCGTCTCCTTTTCTACCAACAGATACTGAGTAATCTCCCCATGCCATTGTTGGATCAGTGTAAACATTGATTCCAGCAACAGATCCTAATGGATAGATAGCTCCAGCTGATTGAGAGAATGTATTAGACATTGGGTTAGCTACGAATCCAGCGATTGACTGTAATACTGTAGCAACTTGTGGTCCAACAACAGCAAAGTTACCTGCTCCTCTTCTTCCTCTGTTAGCGATTAAGTTAGCAGCAGCTAAAACTTGAGTTAAGATTGATCTGTGTGCAGATGCAACAGTATCTCCTCCAGTTAATGCAGATGCTTGAGGTAAAGTAATATCGAAACCTCCAGCAGTAAATGCTTCAGTAACGTTTTTAGTACCTAAAGTTCTAACTTCACTTAAGATGTATTGGTTAATAGACTGTGTTAATTCGTTAGTTAATACTGACTCAACTTGAGCAACAGCGTCAACACCGTATTGTTTTAAGTCTTGGATTTGCTCTCTAGTAACTGCAGCAGCAACTTGGAAAGTTTCAGCAGCAATTGATTTAGAGAATAAAGATAATCCCATGATTTTGTCATTAGTAGATTCACCCTCTTTTCTTGAGTATGGTGATCCATCAGCTTTTCCAGAGAATCCTGGAATGTGATCTTCTAATGCTTTTACTAATTCAGCGTCTGCGTATCTAACAGCAATGTTTGCTTCACCGGCAGCTAATGCATCAACAACTTCGATGATGTTTTTTCCGTCGATTCTAGATTCTCCAACTTTAACATCAGTACCTGCAGCAGCATCTGAAGTTTTGATGTAAGTAGGTGCAACACCATTATCTAATCTACCACCTTCGTAAGTAAAGTCTAAGTAAGATAATAATCCCATTGGTCCAGCCATAGGAACTACAGGTACTAAATCTAAACCTACAGTTTGTGCAGCAACTTGCATTGCTAAAGGTAATAATGAAGGAGCTTTATCTCCTGATCCTAAATCTGCAGAGTTTGGGTTTGCAGGTAATTTTGCAGCTCCCATACCAGCTAAATTCATAGATGGATCTAAAGACATAATGTTTGCGTCTTCGTATAATTTGTGGTTGTGACAGTAAGTCGACATCCATGCTAATTTCTCAGCGTCGTTGATTCCTGTAGCAGATTCGATGATCGGTGACCATGTTGCTCTAACTTCAGACTCGTTAATTAAATTTGCCATTTTTGTTATATTATTTTTTTTTAATGGTTTTTATTATTGTTTTCGATTGTCTTTCAGTTTTTTGCTTCTTAACTGATAATCGATTATGTTCATACTATATATCTATAATAATTTATTAAAAAATGAGTTTTTTCATTTTTTCATTTTTTTAATAAAAAAGATTAGAAAACTATTGCTAGTCTTCTAATCTTCTATTTTAATAAATTAAATTTGATTATTTGTTAAATCTACTCTTAAGTTGTAATGCAATTGATTCTGTATCGTATCCAATTGTTGGTTTAACTTCTTTCTTCTCGTTGATAGCTACTTTTTCCATAACGGTTGTAACTTCTCTAAGATCTCTAGTTTGCCAGAAATTTGCAACTTGATATGGTGTGTTTAACGTGAAGTATTTAGATTGAGATAAAATTTCATTCTTTTTAGCTTCTGATAAACCTGACCATGCATCTGAATATTCTGCTGGCATCATTGAAATCACATTAGGTGTAGATTTTGATGGTGCATCAGTAATTAATGCGTTTTGCCATAATCCTAAGATTTGACCTTCTGTTAAAAATCCTCTACCTTCTACCGCGTTTAATACTTTAGATTGATCTTCTTCGTTTAATTCGTTAAACTCGTTTCTTGAGCTTTCAGAAATAAAGTTAAAGAATCCTGGTGTATTAGATTTATTTTCAGTTGTTTTATTAATTAAAGATTGTAACTTTTCAGTTATTTCATTTTTGTAAGTTTGAAGCTCGTTAGATTCTTCAACTTCTTCAGTCTCTTCAACTTCTTCAGTAGCTTCTTCCTCTTTAACTGCTTCAGTTTCTGTAGATTCATGGAATTCTTGATCTTCTTCTTCAGTTTCTTCAACTGCTTCTACCTCTTCAGTTTCTTCAATTGCTTCTACCTCTTCAGTTTCTTCAACTGCTTCAGTTTCTTCAACTGCTTCAGTTTCTTCAACTGCTTCAGTTTCTTCAACTTCTTCAGTTTCTTCAACTGCTTCAGTTTCTTCTGAGATTTCTTCTCCTTCAGCATCTCCTTCACCGTCAAGCTCTAAATCAGCTTCTACGTTTTCTGGCTCTTTAACGTCGTTTGCTACTTCTTTAGCGTCGTTTTCGTCTTCGATTTCTTCAACTTCTTTACCAGCTTCAGCTTCTTCTGAGATTTCCTCTCCTTCAGCGTCTCCTTCACCTTCAAGTTCTAGATCTTTTTCAACATCTTTAACTTCAGCTCCATGTTCTAATTCGTTTTCTTCAGCATCAACTGTAGGTTCAGTAACATCCTTTGCATCGTTTTCATCTTCGATTTCTTCAACTTCTTTACCAGCTTCATCTTCTAAAATTAAATTGGTATTTACAGTTTCAGCAACGTATTCTGCGTATTCTGTAACTTTTTCTAAGTTTTCTTTTAAATAGTCGATATACTTTAATAAACCTTCGTGAGTTGTTGCTCCTTCGTTATAAGATTCTGCTAAGTAGTTAGTGTACTCTTTAATTGAATCAACACCTTCAGCGATATGCTCAGAGTATTGAATTGATTGATCTAATTTTTCTGCAATACTTTCTGTGTATTGGATTGATTGATCCGTTTTTGTTGCTAATTCTTCGGCTGTATTAATAGACTGATCTAATTTTTCTGCTAAATATCCAGCATATTCTTTTAGATTTTCTATTTCTGTATCATTGCCATTTTCTTTAGCAGCTGCCATAGATTCTTTAATACTTTTCATTTCTTCAGAAAGATATTGTGAGTATTTATTAAAATCTTCAACAGTGATAAATTTAGATTCTGCCATTGTTTCTGTTTGTTTATTTTCGATTTTTGTTGTTTCTTCGTTTAAATTTGAGCTTCCACCGATTTCATAGATTAAAATATCAGAGTTGTTTTCAAATCCAAAAGATTCGTTAACTCTCTTTAATTCTGCGTTTTCAAATCCAGGATCTGCAACTAAATCATAAGTGAATAGTTGTTTGATCTTTACTTTACCATTAGATTCTACAGCACCAGCGGCTCTTGAAGAAATTTGAAGTGGTACTCCAGCATCAACAAGTGCTTTAGCTTGACGACCAGCGTCAGTATCTAATAATCTAATACGTCCTTTAATTTGCTTATTTGCTTCATCGTATGTTATTTCTTCAATAATGTGTGATACATTCTTTAAAGAAACGTCAAAATTTTGTGGATGATCTAATTCACCTAAAAGTTTAGATGCTTTGATTTTATCTTGTAATGATTCGATCTGTGGTAGATACTCTTCAGCAGTGTAAATACGGTTGTTTCTATTCTTCGTATCTAATTCGCCAAAAACTCCTTCTAATACATATACTCCGTTTTCTTCTTTAAATTCTAAACCCGAAGCAGATCTTTCTAAGATTAATAAGTCAGTTTTGCTCATTTTATTATTTTATTATATTTGTATTATATATCTTTATTAAAAAGTGTGATTTTTAAAAAATTAATTTTTTTAAATATCTGCTAAAGGATCTTCCTCTCCACCTTCTTCTTCTTTTTTCTCTTCTTCTTCCTCTTCAGTTTCTTTCGCTGTAATTTCTTCTAAATATTCGTTATACATTACAACTAAATTTTGCATATCTGCTTCAGTAAAAGCTGTATTACCATACTGATCGAAAAAATATTCTTTAAATTCCTTTTCAGTCTCAGAACTAACTATTGCTCCGATAATTTCTTGAGATTTAAGTTCAATCCCATCGTCTGTTGAAAAATCATCAATTTTAATATCAGAATCAGGTGTAACCGTTTTTGCGTCTTCGGCTATAAAATCTTCGTATAATCTTACTTTTTTCATTTTATTAATTTATTTTTATTATATATCCTCTTTACATTCCAGCGTCCATTGGGTCAACTTCAGGTTCTTCTGCATCTTTAGCAGCCTTTCTTGCTTTATAAGCTGCATTAGCTGCTTTATCATCTGGACTTAGTTTTAAATATCTATCAACTAAGAAGTCTGAATCAAAGTAGTAATCTTCTTCCATTGTTTCTGGGTTTGTTTCAACTAGAGAATCTTTTACAGAACTAATAAATTCTACTCTACGTTCCATGATTTCCATTTGTTTTAATTCAGCAAACATATTCTCTTCAAGGAATTGTAGAGATATTTGTGTTTTAAACGATGCATCATTTTCAAATTCAGGAAATTTTAAACACATTTGAATGTATAATGGTTTAACTAAAATTTCTTGGAATGTAGATCTTAAACGTTTAATAAATTTACCAAACTTGATCTCATCTCTAATCATACCATCGGCAGCTAAATTGAAATCTCCACCACCATCTTCATACATGAATCTATTAAATGGTATTTTAGAAACCATTTTTAATTTATCTGAGAAATATTTAAGAGCCTCTGTATCTGATAATTCAGGACCTTCTCCTCCTAGTGTTTCAATCTCCGGCTGTTCTCCATCTTTCGAAGGTAACCAATATTCTTTATTAAATTGTAACATTGGTTTACCGTCAGTATGCATACTTCCAGATTCCCAATCAAAATCTACAACTTCTTTATAGTTATTCATTAACTGAGCAAGTGATTGTTTTGCTCTTGTTTTAGATTTACCACCAACTGGGATTATAAATTTCATTCTATAAGAAGAATTAGTAACAGCCCAGATTACTCTAGTGTGTTCCATAATTCTCATTAAATTAAATGACCTTATAAGTCTCTCTAAGTAACTTACTCTCGAGGCTGTGGTAATTGATGAATAAGAAATATAAATGATCTGAGAGTCATATAGAACTCTCTCTTTAACTGGATCGTCTTTAAATTGAGTCCATACTTTCTTACCATCCGTTTTATTATATCCTGGAATTAATGTTATAGGATCAATTTCTTTAAATCCAATAATTTGAGTTTGCTCAGGGTTATAAACTATTTCAAAAGAAAGATAACCATCAACTAAGAACTTTCTATAAAAGTACCATGCCGATTGGTCTTGATTAAATCCAAAATATTGATAAATATCTCGATATGCTTTTTGTAAATATTTTTCAACTTCTTCACTAACATCCATTCCTATAAGTTCAGGAGTTGCAAAAAAGTTTTTATTATCATAAACAACTGATTCATCACAAAGAATATCTAAAATATCTTCGATTTCATCATACGTTGAAAATGCTCTTAATTCATTACGCTTACTTTCGTAATTTTGATCGAAGAACGGTATATTCTTACGCATTGTTGTATCAGACATTGAAAGAGCTGCAAACGCTCCATACATATCATCTGAGTCTACTCCCATTTGGTTTATTTGACCAAAACCTATTGCGTCTTCAATCGGACCTATTGCCTGTGATTGCCTAAGTACTAAATCATCATAATACATACCAAAAGAGCTTAGCTTTTTTAGCTGATCTCTCAGTGTAAATGATTTCTTGTTGTAGCTTAATGGTCCATTTCTATCTACGAATCCTGCCATTATAATATAATATTAATTTTGTTTATATATTCTTTTTTTATTTCTTAGAAAACAATCTTCTAATTTGTTTCATTGTAACACCATTTAAATCAATAAAATCACATAGTGCTATCTCTGGCCATTTAGAATAACTAACAACTGCTTGTTTTTGTTTTCTACTTGGTTTATATTGTCTGATTGCAAAATCACATCCGGATCTTTGTAAATACGATTTCATACCGTCGTACGTTATTCTTAATCCTCCTTGTGTTTTTGCGTTATAATATTTTACACCTGTTGAATTACTTTTTATTTGACCTTGTACCCTGCTATATAGATCATCTAATAAATCTTCTTTAACTCTAATTGGTAATAAATTTAAATTAACTCCTAAATCGTTGTTATTATCTAATTGTTCTAAAGCGAGTACTACTGGGTTTTTGTCGAAAAATTCGAGATCTGGTGTAATAGGGTCATATTCAAATATGTATATTTTTCCAGGTTCAAATCTATTTCTAACATAAGCTGCTTCTTTTACACTTTTATTACTAACACCATCATTAAACCATTTCTCAGCAGCCTTTCTGGCAGCTCTTTTACTACCAGCGCTTTTTGTTAATTCTCTTATTTGTTTTTTAACGTAGCCCATTTAATATAGTGTCTTCTGTTAATACTATAAAGTTCCAGTTACGACCTTCACAATATTCTTTAGCAGCATTGTATTTATCCATGTTTTTAACATACTGCTCTGCCAGAAATTTATAAGATTTTATAGCTTTTTTTGAATTTTTCTTAGGAGGTTCTGGTTTTTGAATTTGTGCCTTTGGTTTAATTTCAACTAAATATTCTTTATTAGAATTATCCTGTTGTTTTTGTTTAAAATAAAAATCAGGATAATATTTACGTGCCTTATTATCTTGTCTCGACCAATATTTAATTTCAACAGGCTCACTTGACCAATTTAATACTTTATCATTCATGTCACACCAAATACAGAATTTGCGCTCCCATGAGCTTCTGTATATAATCGGAGTTGGTCCGATATATTTCTCAGGAAAGTTAGGGATAAAATAACCTTGATTAAATCCTGAGTTTTTAGTTGGTTTAACATTCTTTATTGACATGTTATATTGTATAGATTCCAGACTGTTCTCCTCCTTTATCAGATCCATATCCATCAATTGATATAGTTCCTTTATATTTTTGTGGATGAATTTTATTCCATCCTTTAGCGTATCCTCTTTTTGCAATTTCTGTAAAATACGCAAATGCATTAGGATATTTAGGGTTAAAGTTTCTCCAATATTTAAGAAGGTCTAAAATAGCAAATTGAAGACAGTCATGTCTATCATCTTCGTTAACATATCGCATCTTATTTATTGCCTTTTCAGCAAGTAGAAGTAACATCTTCTCTGCTGTTGGAGTAAGTGTGTCTTGTTCTTTTGAAAGACTCATTTCTGCATGAAAATCTTTATTGTTAAGGTAGTTCTTTTTACGTGGCACTGTTTATAATTTAATTTATTTAAAGGTTATACAGTAAAAATGCAATTTGTTTATTAATAAAAAAAGGGAACTTTCGTTCCCTTAATTAGAGTAATATGTAATTCTTAATTACTTCTTTAACTCTGCAATTTTATTTTTCCAATCTAATATTTCTTTTGTAATAAGTATATCAGCTGCTTTTATTTCAGAAATTGATTTATCAGCCTCTGCTAATAAACCTCTTTGATCTTTTAAAAATGATACTATATCTTCGTATGATTCTATTTTTGCGTTTATGTCTGCTATTGTTTTAG